CTAGTGCCATTACTTCCACTCCACTTCTGCCATGAGAGTCGCAAGAGCGGCTACACGGTTGATTTCAGAGTTAGCAACGAAAGCTTCTTTGTACTGGTACTCAGCCAGAATGATAATGGCATCAGCAATGCTTTGTGTGCTACTCGCTTTAGTAGGCAACAGGTCATATAGTGAACGATACAGTACAGCACTATCTACATCTGAATTCTCAGCAACCCATTTGCGAACCTCAGTGAAGTTACGGTCTTTCATGAGAGAGATTAGAGAATTGATGTTGTCGTTTGACTTATTGGCTAAGACACCAGCATCAATGCGACCAGTAGCAGAGTAACGCTGTAGTTCATTAAGGACTCTACGCCAATCAGGGAAATAAACTTGTACCAACTCAGCAACAGACTTTTGATCATACTCAACTCCTTCATCTTTTAGAATGCCACAAACACGCTTATAGAACTGTGCGGCTAGGTTTGGCTTTTCAGCTTTTGGAATAGAGAACTCAATAACCGAGCATCGAGAGTGAAGTGGTTCGATGATACGATTTTTGAAGTTACAAGTCAGAATGAAGCCACAGTTTTTGCTAAACTCTTCCATAAAGTTACGGAGAGCTGGCTGTGTACTGTTAGCGTTTAGATAATCAGCCTCATCTAGGATCACGTACTTACGACCACCAGAAAAGGAGACAGTAGAGGCGAAGTTAGCAATCTCGGTACGTAGCGTATCGATGTTACCATTCATAGAGCCGTTGATCACAATGTAGTCTGCGCCAATCTCTTGTAGCATAGCTTTGGCAATTGTAGTCTTACCTACACCAGCACGACCAGTTAGAAGCAGATTAGGTACATTATCTTGGTCAACGAATTGCTGAAAAGTTTTCTTTAGACCATCAGGAAGAATGGTGTCTTGTACTCGCTGTGGCCGATACTTTTCTACCCAGAGAAAATCATCTTGCATTGGTATACCTCATAATATAGTGAATGTTTCAAGTGACACAGTATAGCGTAAAAAGGGGACCGTGTCAAGTCCCCTTTCATCATTTACTCAGCAGCTTCTTCTTCTGCTTCTGGAGCCGGTGCGGGATCGCCTGGAACACGGTCAATCTGACCCTGCTCTTTAGCGTGATTCAAGAACGCCATGAAACGCTCACGAACTGTCCCTACTGCGACCAGTTCATCACCACGGATAGCACCACGTGCGCTAGCGGCATCGATAATCTGCACAGCGGCAGCAATGTCGTTTAGCGACAGACCAGGACCCTGATCTTGTGCTTCTGCGGCTTGAGTGTTAGTTGCTTCAGTCATTATAATGTTCTCCTTTATTTACTGTTGATTGCAATCCAGTATTGTACTTTGTCAGATTTAAAATGTGCCATACCTTTAGAGGACAAAGCAACCTCGTAATCAGCAGGCATTAGTTTCAGATTGTCCACTTTGATATACATTGTGAACTCTCCAAAATCTCCGTTTTCAGCTACTACAACATCGTATGTATCAGCCGTTGGATTCTTACTATCGACAGCGGCTAGTGATAGTGTACCATCTTCAGCTTTGAAAGCGATTTCTGGTAGACCAAGCACTGCGGCTGCACGAACAACTCCGTCAATATCATCCCAAGAAAGTTTAACTGTTGCGTCTGGATCGTTAACTTCAATGTCACGATTAGGTGGAGCAACAATCATATTCTCAGCAGTGTATGTGTATTTCAAGGAACTCTTCTTACCACGAATGTCGAAGCGATCTTTCAGGAAGTTTACTTCTGGCTCATCAAATAGTGATAGAGTTGAAAGAAAACGTGATAGATCATAGACACCAGCTTGTTGTTCGAACGTCTCTGGCACGACAGCGGCTGCCATTACAGTCTTCTGTGGAGAGATTGTTCGAATCATTTGACCCGGGCGAAATAGAACGCTTGGGTTAATTTGTGAGAAGTTTTTAAGAACAGATAAAGTTTCAGAACTGATCTTCATAGTGTATTCACCTTTTGCATTGTTGAGTTGTATAATATATCAAATTTTATTACGTTTGTCAAGTCTTTTTGTAAGTATTTGGTTTAGAACTTTCACTTGCTGTTGGCGATGCATCAATAGAGGCAATGTGTGCAAGTGAACCACTAAACGTGTATGAGCCCATATGCTGTAGTTGCATCCATGGACACATATGTATATGAAGTCCAATCTTACGTGCAAACTGACTAAACATGTAGTCCTCAGACAAGTAACGCTTCGAATCTGGGTCAATGATGGTATCAAACACAGCAGAGATTTCTCTATCACCACCGAACTGCTCAGTACGAACATGATCTGGTTTGTACATCAACTCAGGATATGCTTCAATATACTTGGTTAATGCACGTTTGTCAATACACATGAACCCAGTTCCGCCTTCTTTTATTTCGACAGGCTCATTGATCTTGAACGAAGTCATACCTTCAACTGTATTGAACACGTAGTCGCCACCAAACTTCTCAAGGTTGAATGGGTTCTCATCAGCCATGCCAGCTTCAACAGCAGTCTTGATTTTCTCCCAAGCGATAGTCTTCTTAGGGTAAGGACCAGTGATCACGTCAATGCCCTTGTCACTGTCACATAAAAACAATAGAGTAAGTGCATCACGGTAATCGAAACCAATATCACTATCTACGAATAGAAGGTGCGTAGCGTCTGAGCGCATAAACTCATCCACGCAGTAGTTCCTAGCCCGGGTGATTAGAGACTCGTTAAAGAGATAGTAGTGGCGAACGCTAATGCCGTGCTTGGTACATACAAGGGTCAAGTCGTTCATAGACTTAGTATAGATGCCAGCGCACTGACCTCCATACATTGGAGTAGCTACGAAAAGGCTTTTACTTCGTAGTACTTCTACATCAAGTTCCATTATGAATTCTCCGTATCATGGATATAAAGTTGAATCAAAGCATAGTGTAAGACTTTCATCAGGTCTTTTCGGGCATCTTTAGAAGTGCCTTTCTTACCATATCTTTGTGCATATTTAAGGACATTACCAATACAGAATCCAGTACCATGACCACCATCGATAATAAACTCAGTAGCTTGGAACTTATCACGAGAATAATGTTCGCCATACGTGGCGTCAACGTACTTTTTAAACTCTGCGATCAGATTACCTTCGTTGTATTTATACATGGGATCAGTTTTTTCATACCTCTTAGATAGCTCTGATTCAACTCTATCCCATTGTTCATCACGTGAATCCTGTACCGTGGTGCGTATACTCTCATTGCGAGAAGCCGCATCCCACTCTTCAGGAGTTGCGTCATTTAATCGTCTACCGAATGTCAGTCCCATTTTATCTCTCCACTTGTTCCAAATCATTCTCGGCTCTGTAAATAGCCTGTAACCTCAATATATCAGCCGCTACGTCATGGGTACTATCGTGTGCAACAAAGGCAGTCTTCCAATACTCTTCGTCTGCTACTGGAACAAATCCACTACGGGTCGTGTAGTTGAATTTGGCATCAATATGTGTGCGAACATCACGGGCTTTGTAGAACTTCAGATATTCTTTGAACATGTGTTCATTGCCCGTGAGTCGCATAACCCTGTCTAGAATCACTGGATCGAAGTTGTTACCTCGTGACCACCAGTAATCTACGTTTTTGACTTCTCGAAGATATGATAGAATAGTATCACAAAACTGGACCAATGTCAAGTCTTGATCGGATCTTTTTAGCTTGTCACGGGCTTCTTTTGGCAATGCTTGCCACCACTCAATATCCTTCTTAGTGTACTTGCAGCCGTAATTAGATATCTGGTCAGAGATATCAGCTTTAGCAGTGTACACCATTTGGGTCAACTCATCAAACGAATAAGGATCGGATAAGAATCGATCCCACTCAAATGTGGCATATGCCATATCAACGATAGGGCAAGCCATAACGTTTGCTCCTATCGTCTCCATGTCAAAGATAAAGTCTTTGCGCTGTTTTTTCATGCAACTTTTTCATCCCATAGTTTTTTGTATTCACGGACGTCCATGGTACCCATAGCTCGGTTATGCTCACGACGGATCATAGCAAGATTGTCTAGCACGGTCCGACCACCATTCTTATGCGCTACAATGTGCCCTGCTTCAGCATCTGCCCAAGTCAAAGGTAGTCCATCGATAGCACAAACGTAACCCTGAAGTTGAAGCGCAACTTCTTTCATCCAGTTAGGAAAGCAGCGATTTGGATCTTTGAACAGAGTATGTTCTAGAACCTTTTCCCAGTTAGGGTGTGAAGTGATCCACTTAACCAACTGCAACTGCTTTTCACCTGAGTCGTGGTTACGGCTGTAATCTCGGAACAACTGACTCAGAGTAGACTCTTTACTTTCAAAGTCTAAGTTTTGAATGTCTTTCCAGACGCCTTTAGGATCATTGTACAGGTCATTGTAACACTCACTGAATGCTAAGTACCACTGATAGTAGTCTGTACACTCAAGGTCTGAACCATAGCTCTCTGACAAGTGCAGGTAAAGATTGAGTAAAGTATTCTTCTCACTGTTACCTAGACCACTGCCGAACTGATTCTTACGGGCTTTACCCATCTCGTATAAGAACTCAAGGAAGTTGTCAACTTTCTTCTTCAGCTTTTTGACGTTTACAGTGTCATCGTTATACATCTTTTCTAGCTGATCAGCCTTACGTGGTCCAAGCTTTCCACCGTTATAGAAGCTGTAGTAGACACGGGCAATGTATTCTTCTTGCTTCAGACGAAGATTTGATCCAGAGATCCACTTGAAGTTACCGTCACGTGTCAACTCAAAGAAGTCGTGATTTGTCGAAGTCTTACCGTTTGGCAGAGTGACAACACGAACCGTCTCACGAACAGCATTTGCTAATGGGTGATCACCGTAAGAGTTAAGAGTCTCTTGGTCATTCACATCTGTAGTCTTGTTCAAGCTACGGAAGATAACACCCTTCATAAACTTCTCAAGAGGCTTGTATAGAGTGAATGACAGGACGTAGCTGTTGAAACGCTCACGAATTTCATCAGGCAACTGCGAATACGTCATACCGAACACACTGAAAAGCCCGTCACGATAGTCACGAATTGCACGTTTGCGGTGACCACCATCAAGTGATTCCCAAACATACTTAGTAGGCTCATCTCGAACATCAACAAGAGTAATGTTACCGATATCGATGTTATATAGAATAGATTCGATAATAGCTACTGATTTAGCATTGTTTGGCGAGACGTGTACAGCAGGTCGTTGACCGATCGGGTTACAATCAGTCAACGGCAAGTAGTCTGCAAGGAACTCTGTGATGGTCATAGTGACCTTAGAGAAGTCGATTTCTTTTTGGCTCAAGAATGGTACGCTCATAATATAATCTCTCATCATTTGTTACATATACAATATAACAGATGATTCGTTTCGTGTCAACCATTAAAATTGGTTTCTAGTCGCATTCCGTAATTATTTTCTTTGTTCTCTGGATTCACACCAGGCTTGTACTTGAGTTTGTTTTTCTTGAAGGGTTCGTAATCAACCCAGTGGTGCCAGCGATTGTAGCGCCATACTAGTCGTGTTACGTCTGGATGCATGTCGACCAACATCTGAGACTTGTTAACAGTACCCTCGGCATTCCACCCTTCTTCACTGATCTTATCAGAATTTTCTGCATGGTAGAACTCAGCAGTGTTACCACCACTAACAGACTGAGTAGCCGCTTTGCCCTGTAGGAAAGCATTGAACTGGACAGTGCAATCGCCATCTTTCAGTACACGTAGACACAAATCGGTATCTTCATTGTAGCGACCACGCCAACGATGCTTACAGTCATTACGAATCAATAGTGCAGAGTAGATACGAGTGTTAGCAACGAATGCTGGATACTTCTGATCTGGAGCACAGAAGAAACGATACTGAGGTCCAGCAATGTAGACGTTTTCGAATCGCTCAACAAAATCTTCCATAGCTCTAAAGCCTGCACCTGATTCAAATCGAATGCGCTGGTTACGATTCAAGCGATAGAAGTCTGAAATGTTATCGTCAAACACCCAGTGCCATGTTGCACCAATGCTGATACTGTGATCCCATGCCCAGTTTCTTGCACGACCTGGACCATCACCGTGATTCGAGAATGGTGCTACAAGTAGGGTCACATAGTCACGAATGCCGAAGTTATCTAGGGCTTCTTCGTATTGTTGCTCTTCTTGAGGCTCAATCACGATATGGTGAGGAATCTGCATACGTGCTAGTGACCGTGAGGTAAACATACTGTCATAGCGAGTCTTGGAAATAATGTAAAGCGGGTGACGTGGTAGTGTACGCTCACCATCTTCTACCCAACGTAGCAAACGATTCTTAGTAACTTTAAGTTCTGGATGCCAGATAGCTTTGGTCTTCTCTGTCATATCTTGCCCGATCCGCTTCGAGAACTCTTCAAAGTGTTCTTTCTTACGGAACTTGATATGTACAGTACGGAAGTGTTCGTTGTTCTCTTGAACGTACTCAGGCATATCTAACCAGTACTGGCGCCACTTAACATCGTCACGAGTAACCACGTTTACATCAACATCCAGTGTTGTGTCGCCATAGTCTTTGTCACGTGGTTTCAGCAATGAAGGATCAACCGTGATTGGATCTTCGTCATCAAAGCCAAAGAGACTAGCATCTGGATCATGCAATGGGTACCATGTCTCTTTGATGTTGTAAGGAATCATCTGATTGATTAGCTGGCAGAACTCTACCATATCATCACGTTCTTTGAAGTGTACGTATAGCACTTTCCATGCATCAGACTTTTTCTTTTTCTTGGTCTGATCATACAGTACAGGCTTCACTTCACCATCAAGAAACTTATCTAGACCGACGCTATAAGAGTCCTCTTTACGCTTCTGGTCGTCCATATAGTTATCATATTCTGCGCTTTCTTCAATCACAGGCTTGCTCATTTTCTAAAACCTCTTTCAAATACCATGAATTTGTCTTTGTAGTAGTCAAGTAGCTCAACACGATCCGATTCACTCATTGGCTTGTCAACAACTAGGGGAGACAAATCTACACCATAAGACTTTTCTACTTCGCCTAGTATACACGATTCATGAATGATTGGCAAGCAATTTTTGTCAATTGACTCCAAAAATCTGTAAATAGAGAAGCAGTGTTCATCATACGATGGTAGCATCAATGTAAACCTTGACTCTTCAATCTTATTTAGGTATACGCTTCTGCTTACACTCGTGTCAGGCATATCACAGTCAGACTTGACAAACAGGTTAGCAAACTCAAACTGTTCATACATTCTATCTACCCATGGGATATATTTTGCTCGTTCACTGTTCTTGAGTACAGTGTAGCCGAATGTGAAATCGTATAGCTTATCAGCTTCGAACCACTTAGTCTCTGAATTGAATGCGTACTGGGAACTGTCTAGACGATTGATTCCATAGCAAGGAATATCGTAACCATGATAGAGCCAGTAGTTATCTTTTGGCTTAACAGAAGAGTGGAACTGACTCATAGGCATCTCGTTTGGATCATACGCTAACTCATGGAGTCGTGTTCCAAATGTGTTGTGTGCTTTGAGTAGAGCGAGGATATTAGCGAGTCGTAGACCAGTTGATACGAAATTAATCTGACCACGATCTGTGGGAAAGATATCTGCTCTTTTGCCATTACGGGTAAGACCAGATCGCCACAAGTCTACGCCACCAATCAGATACAAATCATCGTACTGTTCGAAGGAAGATACATCTATAGCATCATAGAACTCCATCCAGTTATCCATGTGTACGCCCTTTTCTAGATAGAAAGAGGTAACATCTGTGATAACTTTACTGATATGGGTGTTGTTGAATTTGTAGATGTTGATAGCTATAGCATCTGTGGCACCATCTGTCAAGGCATGAATCTCATCTGAATTAGACTCAATACACTTGACGTGGTGCATAATGCCTTCGCCCTCTCTACCAGAGAAAGGGCGAGTACTGTAGAAAAGACCTTTACTCATCACGGCTCGCTTCAGATAGATTGTAAAACTCCTTCTCATACACACGCTTACGTAAGCCAGATGAAGAGAAGCTATGGTTTCTAGAGTTGAAATACAACTCAATACCTAGTCTATCACAAAGTTGTCGCCCTGTAAAGTCAGTATCTTTATATTCATCGCCTAAAATTCGAACATCAGGCATGTACATTTCCAGAATGTCGATTAGCTCATGTTCATACAGATACGGTACGATCTCATCAACGTACTTAACAGCCGCAAGTTGAGTGTAACGCTCAACCGTGTTCTGTATGGGACTGTTCTTTTCAATGCGATCCAAAGATGGATCAACGTGTAGCGCACAGATTAGATAATCACACTGGTCCTTTGCTTCTTTAAGCATAGTAATGTGTCCAGCGTGTAACAAATCAAATGCAGATGCAGTAATGCCTACACGTTTACCCTTTCTATTCATGTCAATCTCCTACGCTGCCATTCGGCTAAAGTTCTTCACTTTCTCAAATCTTACCACATGATCAAACTTCTCGAATAGTTGATCACCTTTGTGACTGATTATAAAGATATTTGAGTCGGCTGTCAACTCATTTATGATCTTTAGGAATTCATCAGTACCAGCGGTATCCAGTGAAGAGTCCATAATCTCATCCATAATGAGTAGGTTAGTCGATACAGAGTTTCTTAACTTACTAACGGCTCTCCATGTGAATAGTAGGGCAAGGTCAATACGTAGCTTCTCGCCTTCGGAGAAAGAAGCATAAGAAAACACGTCACGAAAACGGCTCTTAATAGTTTCATTGAAGTTCTCATCCAGTTCAAATTGTACAAAGAAGTCCATAGCGGCTAGGTACTTGTTAATGAGTTTGTTCATCACAGGTACGTATTGCTTAATGATTCGAGTCTTGATACCGCCATCTTTTAGCATAGATGATACGATAGCCAATGTCTCTTTGTCATCAAACAACTGACTCTGACGGTTGTGGTAGGTATTTAGGTCATCTTCTAACTTGGTAATAGAAGACTGGTCGATAGCTTCCACTTCTTCTTCAGCACTTGTCAACTCTTTCTTGATACCCTTACAGGTGTTCATAGCAATCTTGTAGTTGGCATTGTGCTCAGACATTTCTAGGTTCTTAGCCGAGATTGTAGACTCTATAGTGTCGATCTCATCTAGACGTGCCTCTACACTATCAAATCGATCCCGCAACTGTTCTCGGGCTGATTCGACTTCAGAGATTTTGGCTGTTGTTCCTTCGATCTCTTGTGTTTTGAACTCGTGTTCGATACCTTGTCTACAGGTTGGACAATCATCGTGTTCGCTATAGAATTCGATATCTTTGCGTAGTTTTGATAGTTTATTGGAAAGTTGACCATCTACTTTCTGGAGCTCCTGTAGCTTTTTCTTCATGGAAGCTTTATCAGATACACTCTGGGTAAGCTCTGTCACCTCTTCCATAAGGGCTTGAACAGCTTCCTGCTCTGCTTCAATAATACTTATCTGTTCTTTGAGTTTAGCCTTAAGCTTGGCTACTTCACCCTCTCGCAACTGTCGAATAGATTCGTTATGCTCTTTTGCACTATCAATCTTATTCTTTAGAAGGTCGATCTGGTACTTGATTTCTTGGATCTCTTCTTTATTGCTAGATACACGCTCTTTTAATAGCGTATTCATCACAGTAAAGATTTGAATGTCAAGCAAGTCCTCGATCACTTCACGGCGATCTTTTGCGCTTAACTGCATGAATGGAACGAAGGTACTAGAACCAAGAACGACTACCTGACCAAATGACTTGTAGTTCATTTTTAAGATAGTCTCTTCTAGATACGCTTGATAGTCACGTACAGAAGCGTCTTGGTTTAGCAACGTACCGTTCTTCCAAATCTCAAAGATGTTTGGCTTGATACCACGCTTGATTGTGTAATCAGTCTTGCTAATCGTAAAGTCAATCTCCACCAACAAATCTTTCTTGTTGATAGAGTTTAGCAACTGTGGCTTTTTGATATTACGAAACGCTTTGCCATATAGAGCAAATGCAATAGCATCTAGCATAGTAGACTTACCAGCACCGTTGTCACCGACAATCAATGTAGACTTGTTACGGTTGAGGTCAATGCTAGTCCAAGCGTTACCAGTTGATAGTATATTTTTAAAACGTACTTGAGTGAATGTGATCATAGGCTCATAGCCTCTTGATACAATTCGTTAAGACATTTCTCAATCTTCACTTTGTCACCTTTAACTTCCAAGTTGTCTACGTACTGACGGAGAATCGTCATCGTATCTTGGGCTTCATCAATCAATTCAGACTCATCCACAACATCTAGGTTCTGGTGATCCTCAACGACTTTGATATCAGCAGGGCTAGCCTGTTGAAGCCGATCTAGGAACAGATCAAAGATGTATGGGTTGTCCTTAGTGTTTACTATAACTTTTATGAAGGTGTTTGTCAAGAGCGAAGTGTCAAGTTTCGCCACATCTTCAATAGTCATATCAGTGTCATCGTACACAATCTTATGGAACAACTTGAATGGGTTGCGCACATAAGTTATCTTGCGAGTGTCAGTGTCAAACACACTAAACCCACGCTTCTGATCGTAGTCAGACCAAGTCATCTCATACTGAGAACCTAAGTAGCTAATGTTACCATGAGAAGATGGTTGATGGAAGTGTCCAGAGTACACAGCATCGAACTTAGAAAATAGCTTACGGTCCATACCATGATCACACAAATGACCTTTGTCCATCTCATAGCCAACAATCTCGAAGTGACCCATTAGAATCTGGGCTTTCGTTTCAGCCATAGCTTTCATAGAAGCATCATAGTTTTCAGGATTGATCCACGGAGCAAGCATAATCTTACAACCATCCATATCTAACTCTACTGGTTCTTCCCAGTACAGATGCAGATTGTCATAGTTTGTATTGCCGTAGAGTTGCCTTAGACTGTTAACATCATTAGTATTTTTGTAGTACGTATCGTGGTTACCAGCTATCACATAGACTTGGATACCTTCTTCATTACACACTTTAAAGAATTGCTCGTGCATGTTCTTAGCAGTAACAAAGTTGATGTACTTACGTCTGTCAGTCAGGTCACCAAGGTGAAAGATAGTCTTGATATCATTTTCACGTAGATACGGAAAGAACACCTCACGATAGAACTTGTGTTGGTGCTCTGCTATAGCCGCATTGTCGTTCCTTGCGCCCCAGTGAGTATCATTCAGGATCGCTATCTTCATTCACAGTTTCCTCATCATCCATAAATTTCTCTAAGCCTTTTTTAGCTTTGGCAGCAGGCTTCTTCTTAGACTCCATACGCTTTTCGTATGTTTCAACAAAGTCAGATATGTAATCATTATCAAGGTCAACGTAACTGACTTCGCCACCATCTGAATCTCCCTCAACGAGGGTGCCAGAAAGTGCTGAATACTCAGTGACCTTGTGTCTAATATACACTTGTTTCTTCTCTTTGTCAATACGTCTGAGAAAGGCATACCAAATAATTTGTGTGAAGTATGCGAATGGATTAGAAGATTTATCTGGATTGAAGTTGCCTAGGGCTTGAATAGCATTCTCTAGACCGTCACTGATCATCTCTTCTTTATACGTATATCCAGAAAAGTTGGGCTTAGTAGCTAGACGTGTCGCAATTTGATAGATACACTCACCAATGTAATTGGGTATCTGTGGATCTGGCTCACCGCTTTCAGCGGCTTCTGCGCACACTTTTTTGTAGTCTATGATTGCTTGAAGGAACTCTGGGTTGTTTACATAGTTCCGTTTTGGTTTCTGAGTCATGGTTACCTCTCATTAGTCACTTTCATATAATATAACACAATAAAGATTGGTTGTCAAGCAAAATAATTTAATATTCCACTTGACAGGTGTTGGTGAGGTGTGTATAATGCCTTTAAGGCTAATAAGATTAGATTAATGTTTTGTAGATAGTTTACTGGTTAGAAGCTCTTCAAACATATTTTCAACATCATCTAGATATTCATCGTCACTTTGCATAGGATCGCTCTCACTCAGCTGGCGAACAAACTCATCGTAGTATTTAGACGCTCTCTCATTTGCTTTCGCAAAATGTAGTACATCCGCACGGTGAAACACGACAGTGTTTTCTTCAGATAGCATCAGATAGGACTTAGCGAACAGTCCTTGTTCTGGATGAACTTCTATCTGAATGGGATTCGATAGTGAAATCAACTCATCTGTATCATAGTCTAACACGCCCAAAAGATCAACCCCGTTGTGTAACTTTAGATTTACATACTCTGACATGGTAGTTATCCTTTAATGTCTATGTTATATATCTTAAATTCAAAACCTTCTGTACTGTAAATTTTAACACGTTCTTTGAAATGTTGTACAGCGAAATTTTCCTTTTGTTTCCACTGTAAGTCGTCTACTATATCGTAGAGTGTTGCTTTTTCTTTGCCGTTCCCCTTCCTGAGAACTCGCCCGATAGACTGTAGATTTCTGATTTTAGACTTAGAAGGACTAGCGAAAATAATATTGTCAAGACGCTTAATGTTGACACCAGTAGAAAAAGTACCGTAACTAGCCAATATAATATTATCGCTAGTAGACTCAGCAATTTTTCGAACACCTTCCCTTGTATCTGCATCAATTCCGCCATGAATGAAATGTACGTCTTTGCCTTCTTTTTGTAGCATAGGCTCAAGTAATCTGCCATGCTTGTCCACGAATTGGAATAGAATCAGCGTATTGCCTTCGAGGCTCCACGCAAGATTGCGAATGAATTTGTTTCGGGCTTCATTGCGTACTATCCAATCAATCTCTTCTTGGTAGCTCTTATTTCTATTTATCTGTCTGATTTCTGGGGGATATCCGAGGACAAGTGCTTTGATGTTGAAGTCAGCAAGTGTCTTTTCCTCAATGAGTTTCTTAGTCTCAGTGACTTGATATACTGGACCAAATAGACCCTCCAGAACAAGTTTGTGGGTTTGTGAGTCATCTAGTGTGCCTGTAAAGCCATATCTGTACTTGATGTGCGGAGTTTTCTCTAGAATCTTAGTAAGAGATTTCGCTTTGAATAGGTGCGCTTCGTCACCCATTACCACATCAAACTTTTCGAACCAGTCCTTACGTAACTTGTAGATAGACTGCCATGTTGTAATAGTATAATCCGCTTCTACATTCTTATCAACCCCTCCCATAATTCTATGAATGCTCAGTGGGCGATTCTTGTTGTATTCCGTAAAGTCGGATGCCATCTGAGATACAAGTGAAGTAGTTGGTACTACTATAAGTGCTTTTCGCCCTTGCTCTACATGATACCGTGCTAGTGTGTAAATGATGTACGACTTACCAGAAGCGGTTGGCGAGAGAAATAGTCCACGATTATTTTTGATCCCACGCACAATGGCTTCGTTCTGATAGTCACGTGGAGGGAATGCAGAATCAAACTCTTGAGCTAACTGGTAGCCAGCGTCTTTGTTAATCTCTTCAGTATTGAGAATTCCAGAGTCTATTTCAACTGAGTAGTCACGGGTGTTGCAGAACTTAATAACATGTTTCAACAGCCCAGCATAGACCATGCCACTCATAGCATTGAATAGACGTATCTTGCCATCCCACATACGGTTTTTGTATGCTGGCATGAACTTGTATCCTGGAACGAAAAACTCAAAGTGTTCACTCAGTTCCATTTTGATAGATGGTTCTGCGTTTACTCTAATGTGTACTTCGTCAATCTTCTCAATGAAAACTTTTGACATTAATAGGCGCCTGTTCTGAACCTTTCCCAATCAACGATAGTTTTGAGCTGGAAGCCTCTGTTACTCACCATCTTGATGATAGCTTCTAAGTAACCAACTTTCTCTTCCTGCATACCGATTCGCAGTGACATATTAATCACATCCGAATCCGCTTCTACGTATGTGGAAATATCTGATTTAAGAATTTTAAGGGAGATAGGTTCCCAGCCGTATTGCTTTAGCTCTGCAATATCTAGCTCACCTCTGTAGTACTCGCCTTTAAGTTTAACTAGCTGTTTATACTCAGCCTTCATTTTCTTGAGACGGAGCCCTTCATCGACATAGTGCTTGAAGTATTTGTTGTGTAACTTTGGAATATTTGCAGACTCGCCAGAGATATTAGTCTGGTCAATTTCAGAGTCTTTTGCCCACATTTCATAGATTTCTTCAATCTTCATTCTATAACCTCATATTAAAAAACTCAGTATCTTGTCAAACAACCTCTATGCTGTAAGAAGAATATTTGAAAGTGATATCTGTGGTAGGCACTTCAATTGTGCTGTTCGTAGTATTTAGCTGAATCTGTCCAAGGGATGTTGGGAACATATCTTTGAACATAACCTGTATATTAGGATTCTTACCACTTGTCAATAGTGTAAGTGTAGCGTCTGAATATACACCATCACCTTCGATCAAATTAGCGTATTGCGAAAAATTCTCTGGTTTAGTGAGACCGATCATCCAGTTCCAAGTCTCTAGGTAAGACTGTAGATTTTCGTCAACTGCTACTGTTAGAGTCAGGTCATCAAACGTAATCTTATCGCCAGGACGATAGATGGTTTTGAATGGAGTAAACTGTTCTGTTGATCCAGTACTGACACCAGGCAAGGTAGCACTTTGAACAAAGAACTTAGTTGCTGGTAGTCTGTGAATAGAGAATCTAAACTCTACTGGATTTAAATAGTTTTGTACTTGCATTGTGTACCTCGTTTGATCTACATTACTATTTATATGCAATAAAAAAGGGAGCCCGAAGGCTCCCAAAGAGATCAGTTAAACCTGATTCTTATTATAGCAAGTTAGCAATCGCTGTGCGACGGTAGTAAACGTTAGTGTTAGCACCTAGAGCGCCAGCACCGTTTACGCTGCCTTGAGCGAATGGGTTTGCAACCATGCCGTAGCGAGTTTTGAAGCCAATCTTAGATTGGAAGCTGTTCTCACCAACTGCACGAACCATTTGTAGAGGTACGTATGGGCAGTAGAACAAGCCAGCATCAAATGCGCTAGAACCTTTGTAACCAACTACTAGGAAGTTTTCACCAGCATATGGATCGATGTACACACGGAAGCGACCGTTTAGAACACCTACGAAAGTGTTACCAGTGTCATCTGGGTTCAAGTTGTTGCTGTTAAGAGCAGGAGTGTAGTCTAGTACACCAGCCATCTGTAGAGCAGATGCTACGTCAGATGAACAAAGGATGATGTTACCTTTACCACGGCGAGTTGCTTTAGCAATTGCGTTAGCTTCACGCTCGATTTGGAACATAAGACCTTTGAACTTCTCTACTGACCAACGACCGTTAGCGTCAACGTCAAGGTCGAAAGTACCAGCAGTAGCAGTCTCTTGTGAACCAGCAACAGCGTTAGTTTTAACAGTGTTGATAACTTCACGGTTGATTTCTGCAAGTAGTTCAGCAGAAAGCATGTTAGCTAGTTCAGTTTCAGCGTCAAGACCGTGAATTGCTTTCAAGTCTTGTGCTAGCTCAGTGGTGTACTCAGCTTTGAGCGCACGTGATTGAGCAGTTACAGACACTTTATCAATGCTGAATGACATTTCGTTGAAATCGCCACCAGTAGAGCCAAGTGCTTCAGCTGCCGAAGTAGACATACCAGTACCGCCAGCAGCGCCAGTGAATGCAGTGTCAGCTTCGCCGTAGAATGCTTCTGATTTAGAACCATCCGCTGGGCTTACGTAGTTAGAACGCATTGCGAAGATCAAGCCGGTAGGGCCAGTCATTGGCTGAACGCCAGCAATGTCGTATGCTACAAGGTTAGGCATAGCACGGCGAACAAGAGAGATTAGTACAGGATCGTAACCCTTAACGTCACCCTGCATGTCAGCAGACTGGTTTACAGGAGTTTCACTTAGAAGTGAAGCTGAACCGTAAGTTTTGCCTTCTTTGATAGCAGTTTCAGTGTTTTCAAGCAAAGTTGCAGTTACTGCCGCTTTGTGCTTGTCTTGAATGCTAGGGAGTGCTTCATGCTCAAGCACAGGACCCCACTTTTGCATTAGTTCTTCGTTTCTCATTTTCGATTTCTCCTTTTTCTGAGATTTATCTAATGTTATTTATAAAAACTTATTTTGCCAAACGACCAAGGCTTGCGGCGTATGCGGCAATCGCAGGATCAACAGCGACCTTTGATTCTGTCTCTTCAACAACTTCTTCAAGTAGTTCTGTAGCATCTTCAACAGGTGCAACAGCTTCAGTGAAGTAGCCATCTTTGATAGCAGAAACTTTAGTAGCATAATCTTCTACTGATTCAAAAGAAATGCCTTCAGCAAGAGTTGCGAGTTTTTCCACCTGAGTGTCAGTAAGACCTTCAGCGATTTCACGGAAAGAACGCTCAACTTCTAGTTGACGCTTTTCTTCTTTAAGAGCCATCATTTCTTCTACAATCTCATTGTATTTAGAAGTTTGCTCCTCAAGTTTTTCTTCCATCTCAGCAACGTGATCAACAGTTTCTTCGTCAATCTCGAGGTTATGCTCAGATACAAGTGACTTGATTCCACCAAGTAGCGACTCTGCAACTTCTACTTTGATATTGCTTTCGATTGCTACTTTATTTTCTTCCATCCAGCCTTCGATTACGTAATCTAGGTACTGGTCTACTTTTTCAACAAGCTCGTCTACAGCGACTTCAACTTGTTCTTGTAGGTCTGCTTCAAATTGCTCTTCAAGGGCAGCTTTTTCAGAAGTTACACGCTCATGCACAGCCGCTTCGAAAACGCCTTGTACTTTGGTCTTGAATTCTTCAGAAAGATCAGTGCCTTCAAATAGGCCAGTGAATGCTTCAGCTAAATCAAATTCAGCTTCTTCTTTCATGCCTACATCGTTTGAACCTTGAGGAGTTTTAACAGTGTCCTCAATGTTGTCTGCTTTTGGATCTACAGACTGATTCTTATCAGCCTTACGGTTTTTACCTTTTGGCGAACCACCAGCTGGCGTTACAGGATCCATGTTTGCTGAATCTTCACCAGTTGCTTTTGCTTCGTCAAGTTCTAGATTTTGGTCTAGTTCACTCATTTGACTTCTCCTTTTAACAAGTTTAATTGTCTGTTCTATTTATAAATTTTATTTCTTTAGCGAATTTATAAACTGTTCAAAGATTTGTGCAGCTTTAAACTCTAGTTCTCTAGGGTCACGCTTCGCAATCTCTTTGATCTCCTCTTCGATCTGGTCAAATGTGTTAGCCATAGTCCATGAAGAAGAAGCAACGTCATAGATCCATTCTACGCCTTCCATAACGCCTTTTACAAAAGCATCTGGTGCAGACGGATCAGCAACAATGTCTCCAGCAGTAGCAAGCATAAAGTCGCCTTGGACTTCCATAATGCCTTGGCTGTTCTTTTTCAATGATCCCATACCACGAGAAGAAATTCCTAGATTTGCACCCTCATCAATAAGATTCTTAACGATCTTACCCATGGGAGTGTCCATGATTTTAGCACGACCGACAACGTTGTTACCATCTTCTTTTAGTTCTGTGAACATGTGAGAAACACGGTCAAGGTTGATAGTAGGTCCTGCTGGATGTCCAAGCTCGCCATAGGCACGTTTTGCTTGGACGTAATTTTCGTTGTAACGGTTCATTTCACGCATTAGCGTTTCTCTTGGATAAACACGACCGTTACGGTTCTTGATACCACCTTGCATGATGATACCTTCAATGAAGTAGTTCTTTTTACCGGTTGCTTCGCCAGCTTCGTTTAGCACGTCTTCTGCAATGTATTGAACATCTTCTACGATTTCTTTAATGAGTAATGACATTACATTGCCTCCTTAGCGAATTCAACGATTTGGTCAAAGCCGTCTGCATCAGCGGTCATTCTTTGTACCATAGCGAATTGATTGCTTTCGTTCAGGCTGTCAAATAGTGCTTCAACGGCTTCAGCGATATCCTCAGATGCGCTATTAGCTTCAACTGATTCGTACATAGCACGTTTGAGTAGAGCCTTAGCACCTTTCTCATCGGTCTTGAATGCTTTCATTAAAGCCTTGATGCCGTCTTTTGAATTAGTAGTTGGACCAAGTACGATGTGAATGGCGTCTAGATTAACTTTCTTTGGATCAAAGGCTTCTTTCATTGCCATTTTAGTAGCGGTAGCATACATTACCTCGTCTGCTTTATCACCGTACTTGTCTTTGAAAGAAGACATTTTCTTCTTCATAGACTTGACAATCTCTTCACGCTTTGCATACTGCGCTTTGGTCATCTCTTCTTCTGACATATGTTTTTTAGATTTCTTAGCGCAAGACTCGCCCATGTTTTCACATTCATGGTCTTCGCCTTTGGCGTAAGATTCGCCACAGTCAGGACACTCGATTTGACGTGCTTCTTCGTATACAGCCGCATCGTCTTCATGGTCAGCTTTACGTTTTGCTTTCTTAGCATTAGACGTAAATTGATCTTCTTTAGCGACAGGATGATCTTTCTTATCAACCACATGCTTGTCTACAAAGTTTTGCTCATCTTCAGACTTGATCTTATCGACCGTCTCTTTGAGCGATTCCTTAAAACTCTTCATGTCTCCGTTCCTATTATTCTGATTCTAAATCTGGTTCTGATACGGAGTATTCTTCTGACTCTGACTGGTCAAGGGGCAATTCCATTTGCGCTTCGCTTCCATACATAGAATCGAATTTGGCACCTAGAGCCGCTTCTACTTTTCCTGCCATAATGTCACTGAAGGTCGCCTCAAAGCCATTTGCATCTTTACTATGCGCTTGCTTAATCATATCTTTAATAGACATAGTGTAACTCCTATATTATTCATAATTGTATTTATTAAAATCCATTACCGTCTTCTGGATCGTCTTCGGGTTCTTCTTCCTTCTCGACTTCAATCTGTTTATTAATCTCTTCGATTTCGTCTTCGGTCATAAATAGAACTTTCTTACGGATCCATTCTTTAGAGAAGTATTCGCCTTTATACTCATCAATATCACGTAGAATTTGTAGGCGATTCTGAAGCATTTCAGATTCTTTCAACTCTTCAAAGTGGTTATCGATCATAAAGTCATAGCGAAGGTTCGCTTGAATTTGTGTCCACTCTTCTGGAGCAATAACGCCTTTAAGTATAAGTTGCTTCTCTAGAATCTTGTCAAATAGTATAGAGAATCTTGCACGTAGTCTACGGACAAACTTAGCGAACTTAATTTCATCACGGCTAATCTCAGATGCACGACCTAAAGAAAATCCTGAGTCACTTTCCATACGAGAGATTGGCACGTTCAATGCTTTATATAGTCTCTTCTGAAAGTATAATACATCTTCCATCTCGCCCAAGTTTTGTCCACCTGGTAGAGTTGTGATTTCAGTACCACGTCCACCTTCACGGCGAGGGAGCCAGAAATCATCAGTCATACTCATATGTCTACGGTCATCTTTTACTTCGCCAGAAGACATATCATAAATGAGACGGTTCTTATGTTTTGTCATCATATCACGTAAGTATTGCTCTGCTTTCATTTTAGGCAAGTTACCAACGTCAATATAGAATACTCGTCTTTCAGGCGCACGTGAAATACGGTAGATTACAACAGCATCTTCCATCATGCGCAACTGGTTCAATGGCTTGATTGCTTTATGCAAGTGCGAAAGAACCAGTGTGTTATTTTCATTTAGTACGCCAGAGTTACAGCTAATGATAGAGTCTTTAGCAATTCTTAGTCCAGTGGCGTTACTGTTACCAACGTCATAGCCCTGTACAGCACCAGCAGTGTTGTTAAAGCCTTTGTCGTTGTAGATGTAATACTCGTTTTTGATGCGCTTTAGAATACCAGCGTTACCGTTAGTATTTGTACGCTCTTTGTCAAATTCACGAATCTTACGTAATTTTCTTGGATCGACATAGCGCAACTCTTGAATACCTTTCTTGGGTTGCTTTTCGTCAATCATAACGTGGTAGTTGATGCGACCGTCTACGTACCATTTTTGTACAATGTCGTAGCCCGTATTAGAGAAATCTAATAGACGTAGTGTGTTATCAAACTCTTCACGAATCTTTTTCTTAATGTTGTCAGGTAGGTCTAGGTCATCAGTTACACACTCGACCGGTTTCTGGTCAAATGTAATATTGACTGTCTCGTTGATAATATCATCAACAGCCTGTTGTACTTCTGGTTGCTGTAGCATTGTACGGTAACGTTGTACAAGCTCCGCTTCTGATTTTGCAGTACCTTCTAAGTCAATAAAACTAGAGACCGCTCCACCTGTAGCGGCAACGTTAACAGCGCCATCATCGTTGTTTGGCTCAGCAAACGAACGTATGTTAGCATTATCTTCCTGCTTACGTTTTATCTCAAATCCAAATAATTCCATACTTTATCCTCTAGTTAAAGAGGGGCTATTACACC